ACTTCATCTGCAACATAGTCGGTCCCGGCTGTTGCTGCGCTAATGTTTCCGCCTCCGTCCGCCTTGATAATGCCCGTAACGGCCCCCACAATCGGATCGGTTTCGGTGATCGTGATATCATCCGGCACCTGGGCGTCGGTAACAGCGCCCTGCAAGTCTTGGAGGTCCACAACGGCCTCAATTTCATTTTCCGTGCTGGCGACAGAAGTTGTCCCGCCCGCCCCGAAAGCAACGGCTGGAATCCACAGCAAAAGCAAAACAATAAAGTATCTCAAACCTGTATCCTCCCAGCAGCACGTTTCTGTATTGTGGTCGTGCCCTCATCATCGTTCACGCTGACATCATAAACCGGCCATTCAATCGGCTGCTCGACTTCTTCCATTGCCACCTCTTCCAGCTCATCATCAATAACCTCGCGCTCCACCACTTCGACCTCCCCCTCGATGTAGTCACACGTAATCTCGGGCAACAGCACGCCGCGCAACTTGTCGGCGTCACTCTCATTGCACCAAATGGTCGTCACGTAATTGCCATCAGCGGTTTCAAAACCAAGCCCCTCACAACGGCCAAAGTATTCATCAACCAGGAGCCCCTTCTCATCCAAGATTTCAGCGCGCTTTACCTTCAGCGCTGCCACCTTTTCCCGGAAGCTCTCCAGGCTTGCCGCCCGAACCACCACTTGCAATCTCTTTTCCATCCTTGCTTACCTTCTCTAAGGATTCTCTCGCACCGCTTTCTGCGATGTCATTGTCAGCATCCAAAGGCCAATTAGCATCACGAGGCACCCACCGGGCCCGCCCGTGCTCGTCAACCGCTGGCACCATTCGATATTTCCCACCAGCCACCTTCCCATCTTTTTTGGCCGTACTGGTAATCTCCATCCTGCGGGCTACCGTTTTGGTACTCCTTAAAACGTCCATCCGACTCCCCCTGTGGCACGATAGATAGCCTCGCCGCCGACATCCACGCCAGCATCGAAACCGCTGCCGCCGTAGTCAAAGACAGCCAACACGGTGTACTCGCTCTCCGCCAGCGCATAACAGACAATGCAGACACACAACGCAAAGCAGATTATCGCCACTCTCAAAAATTTAGTTCGCATTTGCAAGTCCCTCTGCGTAGGCTTGGACCTGGGCGGCTGTGGTGAGGTTGGCGGGGATCTTGTGGAGCATGTGCCAAGGAAAATCCGCCGCTACATGACCGCTGAATCCGTCCGCATCGTTACCAGTGCTGCCGACGCTGTAGGCCAAGCCCATAGCTGGATCGTCTGTATCTGCGTCCGTCTGCCATGTTTCCCAAGCGCCCCATCCGGCGTCGTACTCCCGTGTACTGATGCCCATTCCGAGCGTCGGGTGCAAGTAAGCCATCACGTCGATCAGTTCTGTTCCGTGCGTGTAGCTCACGCTCACGTCGGTGTTGCTCCCGGATAGGCGCTTTCGAAGGGTGATCTCCGTTGCTGTCAAAACAAGGCTTGTGGCGTTATTGCTGTCCACGTAGCTCGACAGGATATACCCGCCCTGGCCTGCTGCATGGGGCTTGATGCGGGCGTGGAGGATGAGCGGTTGCTTGTTGTTAACGGCCCACTGTGGCGTGGGGAACGTTATGTCATCGGAGGGACGGGTTACGGTGCTGTCGGTTGTGGGGATATAGGAGGTTGCAAACTCACCAAGCTCTACTTGTAACCCAGAAAACTTTAACCCTTTGGCTGTTTGTGTGTCATATTTAATAATACCAAAATAACTATCGTCTGCAATCCCTGTAAACTGGGCGCTAACACGATATATTGACGTTGATTCGACTTGTCTTATTGTAAAGGTGGCATTTAATGCTGAATTGTTTGCTACGATGCAAAAGTCACCAACGGTAGGAATATTTCCAACCACTGGTTCCGAGCCATCGTCCATTTGTATATAGGCGGATATTGTATATGTTGCAACTGTCAAACTTGCGGAAACATACGCATAAGCTGTAGGATCATTATCTTCTATGTAGATGGCACTGCTATCTACACCATCCCTAAATTGAAGCGTAGAATTCGCACAACCGCCAGTTGTGGTTGCGGTCGTCGTGTTGTATTCTGATGGGTATACAAGGTTCGTCCGCTCCGGCTCCACCCGCACGCCGGACCAGGTTTCGTCGTAGCGCTGGACGACGCCATTAGGCGTCCGGAAGGTCCGCTGGACTGCGGCAATGAGGTTGCCGGATTCGTCGGTGGGGAGCCAGGTGGGGATGACTTCGCGGACGGAGATGGAGTCAAAAGTTATATCAACGTTGACCGTGTTTCTGGTGAAAACGAATGAGCTTGCATTACGCTGAAAATATGCCTTGTAAGTTTTTGGACCACTCCCCCCTATAACAACACGGGGGTACCCTATCTGCTCCATTTTAACGGACCCACTAGGATTATTAGTTACAACAACGGTTAATTCATAAAACTTTCCGGCAACAAATGGTGTAGTGGGTGGGGCCCTCACAAACAATTCCGGCGTAGTCGTATCACTTTGGTAGCGCATTTTCCCATCTGCAAACGTAACGATATGCGTCGCGTCTTCTCCACCTACAGTCCACCCCGTAGCTCCATCACTAAAATCCCCATTCACAATCAACTCCGGCCCCAACTCCGCGCCCCCAGCGAGCGTGGTCGCCAGCCGCCCGCCTGGGATCGCGGGATAACCCGCAGGAGACTGCACGAGCGTCCCATCGTAGTCCTCCACCCACTTGCTGCCGGTGTCGGAGGTAAGTTCGAGGTTGATGCCGTTGGAGGCGAAGAGGCAATTCTTTTTGCTCCCGCCCGACATGAGGCGGTTCCGAATGTTTAGCTGATTATAAAACATCGGCTCACCTGATCATCTGGATGATGATGTCATACTCGGCGCTGGCAGTGTTTTGGTTGTCCACGTCGAGGTAGAGCTCGCCACCGATGTGGATGACGCTCGGCTCTGGGTAGATAATTTTTGCATCGCTGGCGCTGATTCCCCCGACTCCGTAACCGGCAAGGTAGTCACCACCATTGGATGATTTGAGGTATAGGTCTGCAGCGTCGGGCGCGGTCGTATCGTCCGGCACGGTTTCAATTCTCGTGATTCCCCACCCGGAGATGGTCCCATATTCGTAACCGTCCAGGGCCACAAGGTCGGTGTCTGGAATGCTTCCGTCCGACGAATCCCCGGTGCAATGAATGGTGATTTCCCGGACGTTCGGGAAAACCCTGTCTGACGAAACTGCAACTGTTCCTGCCATGTTGATATCCTCTGTTTTATGTGGTATTTTGGGCTATGGATAAAAAAACTTTTTTAGGCATTCCTGTTTTTTGCGCCCTGTTTATGGCTGTCCGATCTACACCGGACGTTTGCAGAGTATCTTCAGGTCCGATAGAACTTGTGGGGTTTTTCTGCATATTGTTGTCCATTGGCGCGGTTGTTGGCATCGTATTATCTGTTGTTATCTGGGCGATAGGCCTTCTTTTTGGTCGACGTTATCACCAAAAACATTAATGCCGACTTGCGTTCCCAACATTGCAGTAACAGCCGCCGCTGATCGGATAAATTTTTCTGAATCCTTTTCAAGCGGCTTCATTTCTCCGATAAGTTTTGCAACGTCTGGATCTGTCATGGCCCTAAAAATGTCGTCCTGCTTGCCGTTGATAACTATATCCCACAACTTATTACGAACTGCGTCTACTGTTGTGGTAACGGGGCTTTTGGCAAATTTAAGGACGTTATCTGTAAACCTCACGACCTTGCCGGCGTTCCCCATGATTTCGTCTTCGATAACCTTAAACCGCCATGTGGCAGATTCCTTTCCGGTTCCGACCCCAAGCCTTTCATAAAGCCACAGAGTTTCTTTAAGGTTCCTGTATTTGTCTGGCTTGTGCTCCAATGCTACCTTTAAAATATCATCCTGTATCGGCGACCCTTTTATTTTTTGAGCCATCTTTCCGGCGGCGTTTACGATGTTCCCGCCGGATGCCTGCCCACCTTTAAGATGCATGTAGGTATCACGGATATACCCACCAATGGCCCGATCCCAGAGATCTGGATTCTCGGCAACAATAAGATTCCTGGCCTGTCTTAATAGCTTTGGGTCAACCACGTTTGATTCCGAAAACAGCTGAGCCGTTGCCTTCGCAATGGTTTTATTCTTTTTCAGGTTCGCAAGGTCGCCGATAACGCTTTTCTTTAAGCTGTTTATTGCCGGCGACATTTCGGCGTGCTTGGCCCTCGCTGCTGCATACTTCATGCCTCCTTCCCCGGCTGTGTCGATAGCGCTAAGTAGCTTCTTTTTAACGTTGGTGATTTCGTTCAGAAAGTCCGGCATCCCTGGCTTCGGGATGTCGTTTACTGCTGGCGCGGACTTGTCGATAAGGGCATCGATACCCTTTTTTGCCTTATCTATTTTCTCAAGATTGGTTTCGGGTATAAGTTTAACCTTCCCGGCGCTATCCGTTGACTCTTCCATCAATGATTTTTTGACGCCCTCAAATATGCTCCGAACTCGGCCTGTCTGCCCGCCCTTGTTGTATTTAGCTATTATTTTGTCTAATTCGTCCAGGGCTGGCTGAATGTTAATTTGTGCCGGGTCTGCCTTTTGGAATGCCTCCCGGTATATCGGGCTTGTCGCAGATGTCCTTGCGTTTTTTGCATTTTCGATGATTTTTTCGGCGGTTTCCTGAAGCTCGCCACCAAGCTTTATTGGCGAATCATCAGGGTTCAGCATAGAGCTATATAGTTTTCTAATAGACCTCTCTGTATCCAGAGACTGTTTTTCGTATAACGCTTGTGCAAGGTCTGCGGTCTTAGGATGATTCCGGAGGTACTTCATCATATATTCCAAACCATCAGACCCGTATAGTTGCGCCGGATCGAGCGGTATTCCCTCCTTTTTTGCAATATATTCAAGATGCTCTGCGGCGGCCTGTTTTTCTGGCGTGATATACCCCTTGGTAATATCCTTCCCGACGCCAAAACGGAGGTTTTTCCCCCTGCGCATTAACAGATTATTAATTCTGTTCGTAACAAACCGGCCAGCTTTATCGCTTATGCCACCGAGCGCGCCAGCGGCACCGATGTCCTTTGCCCAATCCCAAGCGTCTTGTTCGTCGCCAATTGCTGCACCGACTGCTTTGCGAATAACCTCGCCAGCAGCAGCTCCGGCTCCGGCTCCAAACAGGCCGGCCATATATGAACCAACTCCAGATAAAACCGTTTCCGGGATGTATGCGATTGACTCACCAGCAAGCCTCTTCGCCTTGCTCCAAAACGTATCTGGTGTTTCCCGCTTCAGTTTCCCGTCATCATCAACAAAGACAACCTCACCATCACGGATCCCATACCTTTGTAGCCTTTCCCGCCTTGGTATGTCCGGGAACCTATCTTTGGCGTATATTTCAATAACGGATTCCGGGTTGTCCACAAATCCGGTTCTCGCGTATACGTCGAAATCGGCTGCGTCATAATCGGAACCACCTTCAATAGGCCCACGGCGAACAGTTTCCTTTGTGATGGTTTCCGGCGTTAAGGAAACGCTTGTGTCTAGTCGGTTCGAGCGCTCATAAGCTCCTGGCTTGATGCCGTCGGAATTGAGTTTAGCCTGCAATGCACGGTCATATAAGCTTTCTCCACCTCCTTGCGGTTGTTGCTTTAGCTCGGCTCTCCGCTTCTCTTCTATGGCCTTTTCGTACAGTCCCATCAGAAGTCGTACCCTTCCTTGGTTAGGGCTTGTTTTATTTCTTCATCCGAAAACCCTTCTTCCTTAAGTTCTATGACCCTATCATACCACGCATCGTCCTGGCCGTTTCGCCACATGTTTGCATGCATAGCCTCAAAGTCTTCTTGCGACAACGGGACGCCCATTCTAAGAATTTTTTGTTTTAGTCGCAAAGATCGCTTCCCCGCCTCAATTAACGCAAGCAGGTTATTTTCAAATCTTTTGGGGTTTTGGGATTCACTTACAATAACTTTAAGGTTTCGCTTCATTTCATGAGCCGCCACAGCGGAGCCTGACATTTCCTTGATGTAATTATTCCCCCAAGACGCTGTTTTTTGAACAACATCATTTCTTTGTTCGGCTAAATCGTCCCACTCGTCTGGAGCTATACCATCATCGACATAATCAAGTATATTCGAGGCTGCAGACTTTACGCGACCACCGATTTCAAAAAGCTCGCGCTTGAATCGCTTGCTCCCGTCCTCGTTTGTTTCATAAACAGAATCGAGTATTTCACCAAGCTGATCCAATGAAGACAGGTCGGCTTGAATGCCATGCTCTAATTTCCTTGCTGTGGATTTGCTCACTGGCGAAACCGGGTTTTCCCCAATGGCGCCATGGCCGAAACTGGTGCCTGAAAAGTCCGTCTTGCTTTTGCCATCGCTAAAGTTGTTCGGTGCACCCCCCACGCTCCCGCCAATCCGCATAATGGTTCCGCTCGGCCCGGTCTGGACGCTGATGCCGTTTTTCTGTGGGGGTCTGCCGCCGCTAAACGGAATCATGGTCTGATTTTGGAAGTCGGGCATTAAATAGGCATTGTCACCGGCCATTACCTTAGGCGTAGGCGCCCCTGAAATCGTCCCAAGCATCGCGCCTAATTCCTGAATGATTGGATCGTCCGGGGTCGTCTCGAAAGTCTGCACGCCGCCGCCAGGAAGAATCCTGGAATATTTGCGCTTTTCTGCCTGTGGGTTTAAGCCCTGCACTGCCGAAACGAGTTTCATGGCGCTGATCGGGTCTACATCATGTTTCTGCGCGAAACCCGCAACAACGTCCTTGGTGATCGGCCCCTCAAAATTAAACAGGTCATCGCCAAACGCTTTGAGGCGTTGCTGCTGCCCCTGCGCCTGCTGATAATCCTGAACCTCTTTCACCCGGTTGAAGGTCTGCACCGGGCGATTACCGAAACCGGACATAATTGTTGGTGCCGCTTGTGCGATTGCTTGTAAAAGGCCCATCAAAACCACCCCTTGATAGCATCTATTGCGCTGTTGATAATACCATCCTCGCTTCCGATGTCTTCAGCAATGATCGGCGCGAATCGGTCGAACCAGTTGGGCTGTGTCGATTCCCATCGGTCTTGATCGTTGTCAATCTGCTGCTGCGCAAGGGATACTTTCGCGTCAAGCTGTTTCTGGCGGTCCTGCCAATCGTTAGCGATACTGAACGGCTTAAACTGCTCCTGAAGACTCTGAATGGCATTCTGCATCCGTGCCTGGTCAGCCACGTTCTGGTTCGTAATCCCGGTTCCCTGCGCAGTCGCCCAAGGTTGGAGAAGGCTTGCCTTGCTATCGTAGGCGCTTTTTTTCCCCTTGATCGAGTCGAGCTGATTTGCCAGAATTTGATTGTTCGTGTTGGCCTGGGTTGAATACACGTTCGTCCAATTTTTAGGCGCCAATGCGAAACTGCCACCGCCCATACCACCAGGCAATGTCAGGTTTAACTGCGGGATGCCGCCCATTTGTTGGTTGTAGCGGTTGTAGTTCTCGCTGTATCGCTCCCGGTTGGCGTCATAGTCGGCGTTCAAGTCGTCATACTGGTTCGACATCGAGCCATAGTTGTTGTCCCAATCGGAAACAAATTGCCGCCACCTTTCCCTCATTCCCTGAAGGCTTTGGTCGTACTGGTCTGATGCGGCGGCAACGCTATCGGTATAGTTCCGCATGAGGTCCGCAATGTTATATATGGCATCATCGCCGGTGAACATGCCGCCGATCTGGGATGAAAGGTCATTCGCTAATGCTGTTGACGCTGCGGTGCTTGTCGGATCACTTGTCACTAGGTCGTATTGTGATTGACCCATATCTGACCCGCTTATAAAGCCTTCGCCTCCGTTGGTGCCGGATGCGCTCTGGGCGGCCCGCTGCCTTGCGGCAAGGTCTGCTTCCATCTCACTGATACGGGCAGAAGGAACGCCCCCAGTCTCCAACATAGCCCGCGCCTGCTGTCTTGCCTCCTCGTCCTGGCTCAAAAGCCCGTGAACCGCTTTTGCAGCAGCGGCTGAACTGAGCAATGAACCCGATGCAATTGATGCCGCCATCTTCGCCATCGTCTTCGTGACGTCGAGAGGGCTTGGTGCCAATCGCCCATAAATAGAATCATATGCATCTTGCATGTCTTTAATCTTGAGACCGTCCATTGCAGCAATCATGTTCATTGCCACAACTTCGTCGTTGGTAAGGCCGGAATAGGCGGAGGATGTCCCCTGCCCTGATGTGCCGCTTTCTCCACCAGGCGCTCCACCAAACGTCGATCCGTCCCGCTGGTCGGAAGTGCCCACGGCACCCGGCCCGATTCCCATCCCCCTATCGGCATCTGGGTCGCCTGAACCTGTTGCCATGATAACCTCCTTACCAGTTGCTATTGATCATGTTGCTGATGATTTGATAATCGTCCGGGCTTTGCGAGTATCCCCACCCATTGCCGCTTCCGGTTGCCGTGCTGTTGCTCTGCCGCGTCAGGCCGAGAAGCGTTGGCATGGCGTTTGCCTTGGCGTTCATGGCGCTATTGAGTACGCCCGCCTGCCGGTCAAGCGTCGGGTTTATAAGATCCAGGAGCATTTGTGAACGTAGGTTGGTTGCCTCAGTGCCGCCGACAATACCTTTGTTTGCCAATACGTTCATGCTCTGATTGATGGTGTTCATGATGTCCCGTTGGTTCACGTCAAGCTTGCCAATAGTATCCCTGGCCCATTGGTCAATCAGGCTCGGCATACTGCCCTGTCCGGTGCCGAGAAGCGGCTGAAGCGCCTGCTGCCCCATCTGCGAGAGCCCCGAATTTGCCTGACTGTTGCTGCTGTTGCTCGATTGGTTCATTGAGAAACTTGGCATAAGGCCGGAAAAGTCGATGCCGCCGGTCGCCGCGTTGCTGGCCGGCGTTGTCTGCTGTGACTGTGCGCCCTGCGCCCTTTGCTGCGCGTCGTAGGCATACGGATTCTGCCCCGGTTGAACCGTCGGCACGTTATTGGTATTGTTCGGCATGGTCGTGGTCGCCGCTGTCTGCTGCGGTCTGGCCCATGATGGGTTTCGGTTGTAGATATTATTCAGTTGGTTCTGCGAAAAAGCGCTTAGATCAAGTGCCATGATGCGCCTCCTATTGTGCGGTTATTTCTAAAGGCCCAAACCAAATAGGGTTGGCGCCGCTTGCGGTAATGGTTTCGTATCCGACTTGCAAGGCCGAAAAATTGAAGTTAAGGCGCCCGCGACTGAAATTTTTCAGATAGTTCGATCCGCTGTCGGGGTTCGCGCCGGAAAGGTCTGTTGGCAGCGTTACCGTTTTGGTTAAAAGCGCCGTGGTAGAAAAATCGCGGTAAAACTTGATCACAGCGCTGCCACCGTTGCCGTCCGAGCGGATGCCGCTATAAAAGCGCCTGGCGGTCATATCGTCATGGGGAACGACTACGACGCCGGATTTCATCGCATATGTTGGGGTCTGTGCGTCGTCGGTCAAAACAGAATCATTGAGTTTATACAGCACGCCTTGATCCGTTCCCATATACAGACCATCCTCGCCCTGGCCGAAAGCGGTAATGGCCTGATCGTTTCCGCCGACTTGCGGCAGGTTCAACTCCCACTTGGAAACCGGGTAATATCGCGTCTTCCGCCCACCAATCCGCGTGTGGAAAGCATAAATCCGCTGACCCTCACCGTCGTTCAGCTTGAGCAAGCAAAGGCCATAGATTGGCTCATAACCCATTACAGCGGTTGTGTCGTATCCGGCGGTCACAATATCGGAGATATTATCCGAGCGGTTGCTTGACCGGATATCACCGAACTCGGTCATAGTATTAATGCTGTTCACGCCCGCCGGGTGATAAAACAGAATATCGTCCGGTGTGGTGATGATCGCAGTCTGATGACTCGAAACTTGCTGCACGCTCTGCGTCTGTGCGTAGTTCGCCGGGGTCGAACCGGATATGCGGGTTAGGCTCGGAGCTTTTGCGGATCCGAACAACCAGACATCATCATAAAACTCGACAATGCCCGCGATATCTCGCCCTGTGTCCAGGTAGCCGCCGTAATTCGGGGAGCTCCAATCAAACGGGTTTCCGGCGCCGCAATACCACAAGCGGCCTGGGTTGTCCGATCCGGTGCCCTCGATGCCAAAGATTCGGGAAGAACTCGACACACCAGTTTCAAGGGAAATTGGCAATTCACCGTTCAGGTTAAACATTGGCGCTGCGTTGGCGTATGCGTTCATGGTCGTTGGGGGTGTCAGACCGTGATAGTACCCATACCCAGCGGGCACGTTTTGAATCCCAAGTACTTTGGTATGGTGATACACATTACCGTAGCCCATCTCGTAGCAAAGATAATATTCGGTGTCGGGTGACAGCTCCGTTGTGATATCGCTCGCTGCAAACGTGTAATGAAACTCTTTGAAGCCATCAACGTCCGGGTCGTCTTGGTCGAGGTCGCCCGTTGGGATCTCATCCAGGTCCATCAATTGCTTTGCCGCCATCACGGAAAGGTCGGAAACCTTGCGGATCCGCATGTATGGCTTTTCGCTTTCATACCCTGATATGGCACCGTTGCCGTATCGCATCAGGCGAAGACTGAAGCCAATAGGCGGCATAGTGTAACCGCTTGTCCAGTCTGGGGTTGTGAATTTGATCGCCAGGGTGTTAATGGCGGAATATATGTAAAAGCATCTATATGTCAACGTGCTGCTGTTCGATAGCTCGCCGGCCCCGTTCTGGACAAAGTAGTTGGTGCCGCCTATGCCCTGATCCGGCAGCAAATCAATGCTTGAGCCGTCCCAATACTTTACATATCCACCGTCAAAAATGATAAGATAGTCCTTCAGTCCGACAAACGTGATCGGCCCCTCAAACGTCGAATCACCTCCGATCTGGGTAACGCTCGTTCCGTTCTGCTTATATAGCCGATATGTACTCCCCTGCGTCGTGCTGATAATCGTGTACCACGTTCCCTGCACCCGAACATCCTTGGCGTGGTAAACGCTGCCGGACATGCCAGAACAGACCTTTGACCAACCGGGGCGGCATCTCGGGTTCCCTTGGTCGTCAATAACGATGTTCTGGTATTCGCTACACTCCGTTGCGGCAAGCATATCCACCGGGCGAGACGTGACAAGGCCGCCAGTGAACGGGCCAAAGCGAACCGGGCGTTCTTTTCGTGGCTTGATTCTCGCGGAGATTTGATTCAGATTTCGATACATCACACCACCGGGGAAAACTGGTAAACGGTTTTGCGCCTCATCCGCATGATTTCCATGCCGATGTCCTGCTGTAGCTGCATCATGGCGGTTTCGATAGACGGGTTGCCTCTCAGACGATGCTTGCCGGAAAGAGTCATCCCGTAAACCAATTGCTGATTGAAAATATCAAGAAACGGCACCGTCTCGTAGTCCGCCTCTGCCTTGGTAAAGCTCGGCCAATATTTAATCTTGACGGTATAAACGGCGTCCGGCTCCGGCAGTAGATAAATAGATGAGCCCTCGATATAAAAGCGGTCTGGTTGGCCGGTGATTAGTGTCCCGTCCGTCTGCTCATAGTCGAGGTATTCGTCCTCATTGACCTTCCTCATGGGGTCGTATCCGGCAATCCATACCCGATAGGGCGCCCAAAAGTCAGAAGCACTGATGCTGGCAAAAGTGTATCCGGACATCCCGGCGGTCGTCGTCAATGTCGCGCTGCCTTTGGTAACGAGTTCGGACTTATCAATCACAAGAAGGTCGTAGATCGTCCTGGCCCACTTGTTATAGTAGGACAGCATCTCGGCGTCGGTGTGCTGCTTCTCGTCGGTGTCGTCGAGGTCGATCCGCGCTTCTGTGATAAGCGTCGCAATGTTCGTCATATCTAATCCAGTTTGATTACATAGTCGCCGTTTTCATCCACCACAAAATCCCCGTTTTTGTCCACCACGAAATCCCCCGAAACGGTATCGAACGGGAGGTTGTTCGGAATAGGCTTCCGGGCATTATTGGTGTCGAGGCATAGCCGGCAAACCCGCTTCCCTGTGCTGCTGCGGTACATCTTCCATTCGTCATCAAAAACGGTGCCGCAGATATCACAGCAATCCAGATAAGAGACAGTTTCGGTGTCTCCCGGCGTAGCCGTCTCTGTATCGTCCACGTTGTAGACGGTTTCCGAGAAAAGCTGCGCCGGGAGGTCCTCGCCTCTGTAGAGGATCCGGGCCACTATGCCGCCGGGACCATATACATGCTGCGGGGATCGTTGCATTCGTTGGAAAACCGGGTCCGAACCACAAAAACGGCGTCGCCGGTGTCTGGATCCCCGTGCCGACTCATGGTCGGCTTGATCCGGTCGAAGTGGATAAAACCAACGTCCTTGTCCTTCGGTCCCATCACGAACCAGCGATCATCCGTGATTTCCGGTTCGACAACCAACTTCAGCTTGCGCCGGCGCTTCACGGCGTTCACGGCGTTGTTGGCCGTTTCCGGCTCAAACTCGGATCCGAGAAGCTTTTCAAAGTCGAACTCCAAGGACGGGCCGCAAATAATGGTCTGGGCCTTGTTCTCGTAGCTCTTGCCCCGGTGGTCCTTGATGTTCTCGAAGTTCTGAATCGCGGCTGAAAGGCTTACTTCAGTCGGCGCGGCGCCGACTGATGCCACGTTGCTCCACGTTCCACCGTCCAGACGGGTATGGTTGGACGCGAAAAGCGCGAGTCCGTCGCCCGCAGTGTGGTAGGTCGTCTCGGTGCCGTTCATTAGCATCCGTGCGGCAAGAATGTGCTGCGTCGCCACGGCGCTCATGGAAAGCTGCTTGCTGATCTGGCCCATGATGCCCCATTTCATATCCTCGATGGCTTCCTGGGAAACTCGCGCGGCAAGCGCCCACGTCGCATGGGTCCATCGCTTGATCGGCCCCTGGATCCTGGCATCGGTGTCGAAACCCTGACCTTCCATCTTGTTTGCCAGGTGCCCATAGCCGGAGATGTAGCCGGATTCCTCGTATGCGTTCTTGCTGGTCCGCATGACCATCCATTCTTTCCAGGTCTGCGGCTGCTGTTTGAATGTGTCCAGCGCGACGCCAAAAAGCATCCGCTGGATATAATTGTTGAACGTGCTCCTTGCTTCGGTTGCCATTGGGTATCCTCCTTAGACGCCGGCGGCGCCGGTGCCTGCGCTGTTCTGGTGGTTGTTGATTTTGACAATCCAATTTGCATTGTCGCCAATGGCGTTGCCGGGGGTCTGGGCAAGGCGAAGGATCCGCACCTGAAGCGACGCCGTGGTGTTTTTGTCGGAAGAATCCAATTCCCAACCGGAAAGGTTGGTGTTGGTGTCGCCGGTTCCGGAAACAAGGTTGGTGTTGAGGCCAATGTCCGCCTGCGTAAGTGCCGCGCCGCCGCTGTCCTCCTGCACAATGAACTCCTGCATCGGATCATCGGCAACAAGGCACATATACCCGGTTGCGCTACCTGCAGGGTAATAGCCGACCGGGGCGCCGGTACTGTCAAAGACTGCCAGAACTGCACCGACAAGGGCGCCGGTATCGCCTGCGATGTCCACCGTCTGATAGCCGTCAGACGTCCCTGTGGAATCCAACTGGACCGGATCCCCGATGTAAATTGGGGTTGTGCCCGGCACAATCCCATAAGGCCGGGCGCTCAAGATCTTGCCGTTCGGTCTGAGTCCGAAGGCGCCGTCAGTGTTTGCCATGATGTTTTCTCCTGTTTGGGTTTTTGTGGGGGCACAAACAAAAAGCCCCCCGGATTTATTCCGAGGGGCTTCAGCGCGTCGGTTAAGACTGCCCGCTAAGTCGGGGGCAATCTGTGAAACTAAACTTTATTTGGTTGTTCTATCTCTTAGAAAGACCTCCAATTGCGATGCGGCGAACTTCAAGACGCGAACAATTACCTTGATAAGATCGAGTCCGTCCTTATTCACGCCTTTAGATCCTCCGCGCTTCCGAAGTCATATTCAGCATTCGGGTCAAGGTCTATCGGGGTTCTGCCGTCGCCCTCATCCCGGATTTTCTCAATGGTGCCGGCCTCAAAGTGCTGCGTTCCTTCATATGGTTTCAATCCCATGTTGAAGTCCCTGACGATCTGCGCGTTTTTCATGTCCACTGTCTCTTTCCATGTGTACATGAGAATATTTTGGTTCATGTAGAGCACGGCGCCGGTTGCCAGGTCGAAGTAGGCGTCCGGGACGTCCGGGTGATTCACCCGGTTCACCACTTGAAAGTCCATCATCTCGGCGGTACGGTCCCGGATGTTCTGAACGTTTCCCCACCGATAGGACCGGTCCTTGTTCTTGGTGAAGACGTCCGGCACGGCCATCAGGATCGGCGGCGAAAGTTCTTCAACGCTTTCAAAGCGGCGCGGCTCCTTGGCCGTCTTGACCGCCTGGAATATAGTCTTTTGCTGCTCTGACATGATGGCGCTCGGCATGTCCGGTTCCGGCATGATCGGGGGCTTGTCCGTTTTCTGCTCTGCTTTCTGCTTATCTGCCATCACATCACCTTTCTAACCGCTTCGTCCGAAACGCCGAATAACCGTTGAAACTTCCGGGTAGTTGGGTCAATCTGTTTCACGCTGCCTTTGTTGCCGCCCTTGCCGCCGCCGTGCATGGCGCCCTTCTTGACCGCTGCGCGCCTGGCGTCCGAGGCCGGGGGCGTTCTGGGGTTCGCCGGCGGATCATTGGGCGTCTGCTGCTGCTCCTGGGCCTGGTCGGGCGGTGCCTGGGCTTCCGGTTTCGGGTCTTCGCTTTTTGCTTCGGCGCTCGGCATCTGCGGCGTATCGTTTTGGGAATCAGCATAGAAAATTTTAGCCATGTCTTGCGCCGCTTTCAGCACACCAGAACCGTCAGGGGTGTGCTGGTACTTCGGGTTGCTATAAAACACATTGGCCCATCTTGCGCGCACTGTCGGGTCTTTGGCGAAGGCCGGCACCTTCTCCGCAAGGCGCTCATATATCGAGTTATTCACGCTCTGCTGCCGCTGCATAACTTGCTCTTCGTGCTGCTGCGCCTCTTTCTGCCGTTCGATTTCCGCTACCCTGCGGGCGGCTTCGTTCGGATTCTGCGCCCAGTCTTCGTCCGTGGGTTCGGGTGCCGGTTGATGCTTGGCCGCTTCAAGCGCCTTCTTTGTCTCGTCAAGCTCTCGCCTTAACTGCGCGTGCTGTTCCAGGAAGAAGTCATAGCCCGCCTGATCCTTCGGTTTCTTGGGCTCGGGCTTCGGTTCCGGCTTGACTGGTTCCGCCGGTTCATCCACTTCGGGATAGGGCTTCTTCTTCTCCGGTTCCGGTTCTGGGGCCGCCTCTTCCATCAGCTCGTCGAGGGCTTCATTGAATCCGCCGCCGGCATAGGCGTCATCGTCTGTTGCGAACTCGAAAAAATCAGCCATCTACCACCTCCAAATCATTGACCGCAGCGGCAAAAGCCGCATTGACGCCAAGCGCCTTGATGGTGGCCCGGCGGAAGATTTCCGCCTTTTCCCGTTCCAGGAAAGCCTCCTGCAAATTAAAAATTACTCCTCGGATGGTATCCGCCCGCACAAGCGCCATATCGCGGTCAATACGGTCCACTGCCATCGAAAGCGCATCCTGTGCCTGCGCCGCGTGCGATTGCAGCAGATAGTTGGTGATCATCCGCATGTCCTGTTCGTGAATCTTGTCCATTTAATCCCTTTCGTCGCCGGTATCGCCTGGGCGTGGTGCAATGTTCCGCGCCTGCATCATCAATTCTTAATACCTTTCCTTGTCAATATTATGGGTTACGCCTTCTTTGGTATTGGGTGTTCCCGAGCATGCGCCCACATCAGATCTCACGCCACCAATACGCATATTATTTTCATCAAGTTTGTGATCTCCGCACCAATCGTTGACATACACAACCGGGAAACCATTCATTGTTGGCGCGTGTCGCCTGCATCGCCCGATGTGATACGCATCGCCATCACGGTGCTTCGGGACAAACCACATGCAAGTCTTGCACTTCATGTTGTCGGATCTGTGTTTCCAGTGATCCACTATTTTCCTTTCTATAATTGGCCCGCCATCGCTTGAGCGGTGATCTCCTGTTCCATGATCGGCTTAACCAGTTGACGCTTGGCCCCTTCTCTCGCCTGGTCGATAATTTTTTGGTCCTCAACTGGCATTTCTGCCTGTCGCTGCGCCTGTTGGCGCTCAAGGTTCGCCATAGCCTGGCCCTGAATTTCCTGCTGTCGCATCTGCTCTTGTTTCTGCTGCATGAACTGCTGCATGGCCGGGAGTACGTCCGGGTCGGCCATGAACATCTGAATCAACTGGTTGACCTCGGGGCGGATCGCCTCTTTCGTGTCCTTGACGTCGTAGGATTCCAGAAGGCGGTTGACCAACCAAACGCCGTTGGCCTCCGGTCGCTGTGCGAGCGCTCCGTAAAGCTCTTGAGCCTCCTGGCGCTGAAGCATCTTGTTGCCACTGGAAGAACTGACATCTATCTTGACGTCATATTCGGCCTGTAATGCCTGAAGGTCGAACGGTTTAAAAACATACTCTTCGTTCTCAAAGATCCGCATCTTAGCATCGAACGGGATATACTGCCCATAAAGACTGAGGATATCTTTGACCAGTTTGGAGACTTCGTTCCGTAGTCCCTGTCCGGTGTAGTTGTGCTTGATGTTCCCTTCATTGACAAGTAATGACATCCCGGCGTAGGTTTCGGATCCCGCGCTGCCTTGGTTGATCTGGCCAGTCTGGGTATAGGCCATCATGGAAACAAGGCGTTCCTGCATTTGGAGCAAAAGCTCGATAAAGCTTATGAAGCGCTCGGCGTTGCCGCCAAAGGTCGGGAAGCTGATATCGCTTCCCTTCGGCAAGACAATGCCTTTGCCGGGCATAATCTGCTGGTCCCGGTCAAAACCGCCTGGCGTCTCGGTGATCGCATACCAAGGCATGTTTTGAAGCGTCCCGTTGTCGATCATTTGGTTGTAAAGATCATCACAGCCATCGGAAAAATGACGGATCTTCCAAGGGAATCCCGTTCCCATTGACTCGTTGCTTTCCCGAAAGATTGACAATCGGCGCGGCGCTTTTCGCCCGTGGGCATAAACCTCATGCATCGGCTGGCGTCGAACCTCACGCCAACCAGCGAACGGGGCGAACGTCACAAGTGTCCAGTCACCCTCCCAAGGAATATGACATTCCAACAACGGGCATTCGTCCAGGTGTTCGGAGTGGGTAACGCCGATGGCCGTTTCGTCCGTGTCATGATCATCCATTCCCGATCTGGATTGGCCATAAATCAGGTCACGGTCAATATTGACATAAGGCCCGCCGTTCTCTTCGCTCATTTCCTCAAGCTCGTGATACAGCGGATAGATCATCCGCATAAACGGCTGTGTATCCCAATCATCTCCGGTGTCGGGGAAATAGCAGTCATGAAGCTGGCACTGCTCAATATTCACGCGAAACTTGCTGCTGCGCTTCCATTCGATCTTTTCGCCCATGCCGGCAAACTGAATGGCTCCCTGCTGAATCAGCGCTTGCACCGTTGGGTGTTGCGCTTCTTCCGGTGATAGCTGAACCGGCCCGTTCGGTGACATGAACTGCGGCACGGGCACCCGGACCATATTGAGGTTTTCCTCTTCATGCCAAATTGGGATAACTACCGCCGTGCCGTCGAGCATCATGTCATGAATGACGGGTTTCATCTGCTCTTCGATCTGGGCATTTACCGTCAGCAACCACGATGCCTGAGCCTGCGCCTGTGCCGATGTCGCCGCGTCTTCCTCGCCCACAGGCTCAAGATGCACAAAATCAGAATCCCCGAAAAGCTGCGCCATGAGGCGCGGTTCCAGATTGTCTATGACAATGGCGTCGATCATCAGAGACTTGTTTGAGCACCCCTTCCACGGCTTCGTCTTCGGATCCCGATCGCCTCGGTATTTCTTCCGGTTGTGGTCGCGCTCGGTCGTTAGCTTGCGCTCCCGGTATTCGGACGTCCGGCACTCTTCGTAAAGGTCACGGCAATAGGCTGCAAGGTCGTCAACCGACTCTTGCGCTTCCTCGTAGTCCGGCGACAAAAATTCCGGTTCGAGATCTATTTCAAACAGGTCTGCCATTTGCCTTCCTTACGCCAGAAGCGCATGTCCGTAAGTCCGAAAAATAAACATACCGGCAGTATACGCTGCTGCTGTGTCGCCTGTCCCTGCGGTCAAATAGAAATAGTGGTCTGCCGTCAATCCCTGCACAAGATTCTGCACCACCTGGCCCGCTGCCGCGTCGCCTCCGTTGATGCCGTAGGTCGTCCCACCGGCGCTGTCATATGCCAGGTCCGCCGCCGCTGCTGCGACAACATTCACGTCATCGTCACCGCCTGCCGGGGTTTCTATGCAAATCAGCTCGGCCTTGAAAATGATGCCATCGACGTCCGGGTCGTACTGCCGGATATAAGCATCACCGCCTGCTGCCAGTCCAATGACATCGTTCGCCGTGGCGACTGATGCGAGGCCCGTGAGGTCAATCTTGAAATCGGTGATGATGATCCCGTTCTCGGTCCACCGGGTAGTGGTCGGCGCTGCAGCGGTCCCGATAAGGCCGGCGCCGTGTTCGGCGGTTTCGGCTGCCGGCGTAAGGTTCCCGGTCAAGTTCCCGGTAACATCGCCAATGATATCTCCATCCACTTCAAGGTCGCCGGATACGCGGGCGTTGCTGATGCCGTTGGCGCGTGTCCCATCAGTTAACTTTGCCATTTTTGCTAATCTCCTTCAAATCGCTGTTGGCCTTGAGAAGCTTGGCCTTGATCTTGGTCTTGGTTTCGGCACTAAGGCCAATGGATTCAATGATATTGTAAACCCGTTTTATGGTATTTCTTACATTCTCGATAGGGTCCGGCGTTTTGGATGTTAAGAGCAATCGCATTCGGATATTGTAGGCGGTTTCCGTCTCCATTACATACGGCATGGTCCGCCAATAGAGCGTTCTTAACTCGCCACCAAACCACGATTCAAGATCGGCCAATGCCTGGTTCACTGCGCTGATCGTCGTTGCGTCGTCAAGTGCCATACCGATAATCTGCGGGCTATCATGACCGCACTGTGAAAAGATTTGCCCACCGTTTTTCAGGATGGTGATCATCAGCGGAACAAATTCCTCTTTCGTCGGCGCCTCGCTCGTTTCGGCACTTAAAACGTCAATATCAGCCTCAAGGGTGGCCCGCCATTCGTCCAATAGTGTCTCAAGGGTCTGGATATCCATCAATACCCCTCTTTCTGTTCAAACTCGAAATCGTCCCATGCAGGGCGCTTGGGTTTATATGGGTACATCTCCCAGGAGCAAACCACTTGAGCGAGTGCATGCGCTGCCGGGTATCGCTGCCAGGGCTCTATCCGATCCTGCACTTTGATCGACTCGGGCCGAAGCGCTGAATATTCGCGATCAATGATGGTGTTCTCTGGAATAACAATAGCTTCTTTGTCGTTTAAGTCCTCCATCATCGGAATGGCACGTTCGATGCTGGCGAAATCGCTCGCGTCATAAACCGCCGGCGCTTCTCGTGGTAGTCTCCGGTACGCCTGAATAACCTTCTTGCGGACCACGCTAAAATCGTCTTCCAAATATGCGTAAATCCCGCTGCATCCGTAATCAATCGCCGCCGGGAATAGCTTGTTCAGCATATCCTCGACGGTGCGGAATCCCTGCCGCTCGGAAAGCAGGACCACGGGCCGATAGCGCTCTTTTAGTAGCCCATAGATGGCATAGTAGCCCTCGTTCTGTGGGGTCGGCCAGGTAACACCCATGCGCCTATCAAGGAAAACATACGCCTTTGCGGGCCCGGTGCGGACTATGAGGCGGTCGCCGTCGAACTCCTTGACGGGTGACTTGTGCGCTTTTGTCGGGTGTAGGGGCTTCATATCTTCCGCCTCCGCACCTTTGACATCACGCGCCCGTGGTCGCCAAGCTCCATTGCAATATGACACGCCTCATCATAAACGTGGTCCTCCTGGGTCGTGTCGATGTCTTCCGGGTTGTCCTCGTCCATTGACAGTGCCGGAATGGTTCGGATGAAATGCTTGCAGTTTTTGGTGACTTGGATCATGGGGCGCTCGCCGGGCTTGTATGTCAGTTTCTCCCGGAAAGCTCTGATCTTAAGCGCTCTGGAAGGGTCGCCGGGTAGTAAGTGGATGCCTTTTGCCGAAAAAACGTCTGCGGTTGATGGCCCCTGTCCGCCGCCCTGAAAATTGGGCTTCTTGTTGAAGCAAGTCGGATCACAAAGGCGCTTGATGTGCAGACCACTGATGCCCATGTTATACTCGCGCTCGTTGATGCCGTCCGCTACGTCTGAGTCTATAAGGCGTGCGCCCTCGTCGGGCACGCCATTCCACCCGTACCACTCGTTGAACCTGATAGCCCTGCCGTCCGGGTCCGTGTACCACCATCCAATTGAAAAGGGTTTTCCAAAACCCCAGTCATACGTCATGTAAAGCGGCGCGCCTGCTGGCGGATCGTGTGGCTGTATGACATGCATCTCTTCCGAAAAAACAAACGCTTGGCCGATAAACACGTCCCAATCGCCATCGAGCCATGCCCTTTTCAATACCGGGTCTTGAATACTCCTAAGTCGATTGACATACTTGGGATCATTCAACACAAGGTATTTGTTGTCATCAAGAAAAGACTGAATAAAGATTCGCGTCTCTACTTCGCCGCTGTCTCCGATAGGGTATCTAACCAGTGTGCCGGGGTTCTTGCCGTCCTTGCCAAGCTGAAAGAATGATTTAACCTGGACGTGGCCGGATCCGCCAGGGTTGCCAGTGCAAAAGATCGAGCAAGGCACACCATGTGGGGAACGGTTGCAGCCTCGAAGTTTGTCAATGGCTTTGAGAAAGAACGGCAGGCGCGGGGCTTCGTCAAGATCTATCTCTGGGTACTGATGGCCCTGAAAGTCGTCCAGCATGTCTGGTCGAGATACGGCAATCATCTGCGCCTGCGCCCCGTTTTCAAATCGGATGATATTCGGCTGATTCTCACCACCAACAATTTCAATTGGAAGCCCGTCATTCCGTAGCTGCCGCCACCGACTGCGCAACTCTGAAAAGTCCTTGTATTTCCGTCTCAGAATCAAGGAACTCCATTTGTCGCCGTAGATCTCCGCGCCCCGTATATTCCTCCCAATGAGACAGTCCGATTTCCCACCCCCACGAGTGCCACCAAATAGGATTACATCCGCCGGGCAGGTGAGCGCCCTGGTTTGTGGCCCTGGCTGCGGATTCCATATGCCTTTAGTCATCGCCGCCTTCATCGGCTTCCTGGCACTGTCGCTCCCATTCAGCGATGGTCATCGGTGCCGGGCCTCCTGCCCATTGGTGTTTGATCGGGCCCCCTTCCGGGCCGGTGTGTTTGAGATTCTGGTTATCGGACCACTTGAACCGGTTTTTCATATTCATGTACCACCCGGTATAAGAGAAGTCTTTGTTTTCAAGGTTGGTCCTTCCGCTCTTCAGCCACCACGCCTTAGAAAGTTCAACACCGATTTTTAAGGCGTCAGATAGAGACGGCTTGTAATATTGGGATTCCGGGTTGGTCCATTGGTTGAATGTCTCCCTTGTGATGCCAATCTCTGCGCAAACTTCCGTCTTGCTTGCACCCTCTGACATCTCCCGGATAACCACGTCATCCATTTCAGGCTTGTATTTTGTTTCAAACCTTTTTGGCACCGTCCACCACCCAAACATTTTTGACTTCGCACCACCCGGCGCCGATCTGTCGGCCATACTTATTTGTCGGGGGAAAGTCCCGGTAGCTCAAGCTCGGGCATCCCTTACAGCCCTTGGCACAATGTTCGCAAGTGTCCATACAGTTGATGACCGGGGAGTCGGCCTTGCTCGGATCTCCGAACCGGCCTACAAGCCGATCATGCATCGCGCTGCGCCGTTCCTCCGGATAAAGATAGTGCTGTGTCATATGTTCCCACCCCGTGTTCCACGTGGAACATTTTAATTGCCCTACTAACCGACCTATTCCAAAATGCGCCCTTTAGACGCTATAGCTTCTGTATGCGTTTCCGGTTTTCGGGCAATCTGTTTAATCGCAGTTACCATCGCATTCCATGCAGCCGTTTTCAGAATACGGGTTTGCGTTCGGGACGAACCGAACTTGCTCCCATCTTTGAGCGTAGACAATATAACGATAAATCGTCATATTATCTCTGTAGAACCAAAGCACTGGGCCGCCGTTCTGGTTGTTCGAAGCCCCGAAGGGTTTCAGCTCCGTCATTGGGATTGTCGGGTGCTCCTGATACGCGTAACCGATATCTTTCATTTTTTTACAACCTCCGTAATGATATCGGCAATTTCCTCCTTGCGCTGCGACAGCACGGAGCGCATGGCTTTCAAAAACGGGATGACAAGGGCATCATCCACCTTGGATTCCGTCTCTTCGATGTATGCTCCTACCCGGTCAAGCAGGGCGCCGACCGCTCCGGCGCTGACAATCTGGTGGATAAACTGAATCAGAATTTCAATTCCAATTTGTACAAGGATTGCTTTCATTTAAACTCTTTCCTGATTTTTATGGCTATCCAAAAGCCCTGCAGCAGTCCAACAAAAATAGAGACACAAATCAGCAGGTCGGATGCACATGGAAAATGAGCCACAACCCAACACCACGCCGATACCACCCAGCCGGAATTTTCGCGCACTATCCTTGTTGGCATGACCTGGGCCCAACGTAAACGCTACCGGCGACGACTCCGCCGTCAGGCAATGGTGTATCGTAATCACGAATAGAAAAAAGCCCCGACAGCCAAGCTTGATAGGCGTCGAGCCATTTATATAAAATTTCAAATGGATTTAACCATATACACATCGAAACACCGTTTTTTTAATTTTATAGCTGCCCCCTCTTAGCACAAAGTTAATCGTAGTGCAAGGTTTTTTTTGCACTGAGCGAAAATAATTGCAGACAAAAAAATGCCCTTTGCCTATTTTTTTTCTTGACATCTTGATTATCTTAATACACATTGTAATCAAACAAAGGGAAAAACCACCAACCGCCCCGCTCCGGCGGGGCACCATAAAATCAACCCGGTCAAGGGGAACGCTGAGCCGGGAAAAACTTTAGCCCTAAGCCGGGGCGACACAAAAGGAGGAATTATGGGATACATCGTAGACGGCATAGAAGTTTACACCATGCCTAGGGAAACCTTCGAATTCGCAAATCCGTGCTCAGATCATGGTGGGCACGAATTTGCAGAAAAAATCTGCGCACATTGTGGCCGTGACTTTTGTTTCAATTGTTGCGGCCGGACGAACGTCCATGAAGGGGGGAAGTATCTCCCCGACTTCATGACCTGCCCTAATTGCGGGCAGGATTACTATGAGGGTTAGCTTAGGCTTTAAAAGAATATTTGAGTTGAAGAATTCCGGGGGCCTCGCGCCCCCGGTTTTTTTGCTCATGCCTCGCCACGCTCAAGCATGGCAGCGTCAATGCCGCCGGAATGCATCCAAATCGAGCGATCCAGGCTCGCACAGATTTCGCCGTACGCTTTCCCCTATTTTTCTCCATGTCAGTGCGTCCTCAAGATCCTCGCTCCTGACACACACCCATGGAGTAAAATCCTCATCCCCGATATCCTCGATCGAAAAGAAGGTCAGCAAAAACCGCAGCCTGTCGGCGTCAGTTGTGTATTTAGGCATAGTAATCAAACTCCATGCGACTCGTTGTCGCGTTGTGACCAGGTAAAAACTACCTGATAATTAATGGTTAGAGCGCAGTTCTTCCATGCACTCTAATGCACCAGCTTTCTTTCCTGCGGCATAGGTTCCGTACTGCTGCTGGTGCTTCATTGCGATTGCCTCACACACATTCGCGCACGCATCGCGCTCTGCCTCAATCATCCTCATCACTTCGGCATGAATTTCAGTCAGCGTTCGTTGCGCCATCCAGTCATCGGTGTCGTGGTCGCGGCCTTCCATGCCCTCGGCATATGCTTCGTTCCAGTAGCGCTCTAACAATGCATTCAACATCGCTCGTTCCTCGCCTGGTAGTTATCCGCCTATCCTGGCTAACCCGGTAATACTGATTTGCTCGGGCATCAATTTACACCCGATAGCTGCGCCTGTATCTTCCGCAATCTCCATGCGCAGGTCCTCAACACTGTTCGACGTCAGCCTTGGTCTAAATGCATACACCCCATCGCCGTAGATGGGCATTTTACCCGGTATGTTCGCAACCCAGCAAACATGCCATGTCTGTCTGTACCCAGCGGCGGATAATAACTTGTTCAGCATTGCTTACTCATCCTAACCGCCCGGTTCACCCACCCGAGCAGAAATTTTTTCATCCCCGGCCGCTTCTGGCACAGCGCCGCGTAATATGCCACCCGCCGCATCCCATAGGCCGCCAGGAACCACCGCGGTTCCACCTCCTTCAGTGCCGCCGCGGTCCGGGCCCCGCACACCCCATCCACCGCCACCCCGACAAGGTTCTGTGCCGTCTTGACCGCCAGAACCACTCCGGCGTTCACCGCATAGTCGAAGACCGCCTCGGCTATGGCCTGACACGGCAGCAGGTCCCCGCAAACCGGGCGCCAGAAATTCCGGTGGTAAAACTCCGCCACCAGATCCGCCGGGACCGCATCCGGCCCGTCCCTGTCGATCACCGCCCAACCAGGCCAGTCCGGCCACCGCCTCCGGGAAATCCCGGCGTAGGTCATACCGCCCGGATCCCCGTCCACCTTGTGGAGGCGATACCCGCCCTCATTGTCGATCACCCTGGCCAACGCCGCTTTGAAGTCCGCCATTATGCCCTCCATCCATGTTTTTTTGCTATCGCCCAACAAATTTTTTACGCCTGTTGAGCGCGCGCTGTTTTGTTTTGTCGAGTTCGTTTTTATGCGTCAACGTGTGTTTGTAGTATAGGTGATACCATATTTTGCTGTTGACGCAAAAGGCAACAAGCCTATCGATCAGCCTCGGCGCCGTCATCACAGCACACAATCCCTAACAACAGTAACCCGCTCAACAATCCTAACGTCAAGGTCCGGGAATCGCCTTTTTTGCATCCTTTTGATCTTGTTCGCCTCTTCGAGATCGGATGGCTTGCAAAGCATATCTTTCCATCCTGACCAGTCTTTATACTGGACTATAAATTCTTTTGTTACGCTGCTCATCACGGCACCTCCACGATTTCCCAATCACCGCCGCCAAGAAACACACATTCCTTTTCCACGATAAAGATATCATATCCAGTATCGTCAGTAATCCAGAACCCCGGATCCACGCTGTTGGCCGTCTCCTCTTTTTTGATTTCTTAGAGCTTGCCCTCGGTTAAATCCTCTAAAAAATCATCATATCGGCTTTTAATTTTTGCATATTTCATTGTTGTTCCCTCCCTTTTTTTTGTAATGGGCACAAAAAAAATCTTTGTGTGTCTCGACAGTCTCTATAACGCACCCATCCCAACCACCCCTACAAATAATGTCCACATCGTCGCCGTCATTAAGGCCGGTGCAGTCGCCATATTCGCCTGCAAAACCTGTTTTATGCCGACTCCAAAAATCACATTCAGAACACCTCATTTGGACGCCCTCCTTAGTCTTTCCACCACAGCCGCTTTCTGCTCCTCGGTCATTACCCTTTTTTTCCGGCTCGGGTCTTTGCCTAACCTGAACGGCCACAAAGGGCATAACTCAACCAGACAGTTTTTAATTTCGTCGTAGCTATAGCAAGAGCACTCCAGGCATTTCCTCCGGATCGCCCTGATGGGTGTTAGCTCCACTTCTTCGATTTTGCCGTCTTTCGTCCCGATATTGTGTTTTAGTGC